CCACCATATATTCCGTGCTCTACATTATTCTCTATCGCATACTCTAAACATGCTTGTTGAACTGAGCATTGATTACATAAAGATAATGCCTGTTTTCTTTTTGTTCTAGCATTACTAAAAAACAAATCAAAGTCATTGGGACTACAATTAGCCTTTAGTTGCCACCCACCATTTATGTCCATAATTAATAATAGCAGAGTTGACTGACGTTCTGCAAATTCCAGGGGATTTTCCTATTCGTACGTAATGAGATGTTGATCACATAACGAGCTGGCCCGCTGCAGCGCAGCTTTATAAAATAAATGTGGGGGGCTTTCGCCCCCCACTTTAGAATTACGCTTTAGCGAATTCCTTAACCATTTTCAGAATTTTATTTTTCTCAGCGTTAATCTGAGCGTCAAATCCTGAAGCGGAAGCAAACATTGCTTCACCGTTATTCTTACGAGCAGAACGGAAATAATCTAAACGCTCAGTCAAAGCATTTAGAGCACCCCACGCAGTGCCTTTAATTGTGTTATTAGTTGGTGAGTTATGATAAAGGTCGTCAATTAAAACAACTTTATTTTCCCACTTCTTCAATGCACCCTTAGCGTCCTTCTCAGGCTTAGGATAGATTGCGTTAATTAGTTGAGAGAATTGCTTATCAGTAAATTGTGTTTGGAACAATTCCTGAGCCTCTTTCTCAAACTCATCAGCATATTGGAAAGTTAATCCCAAAGCCTGACGTGCTGCAAGAATTCTTCCCTCAGCAGTTTGTGTATGGCGAATCTTGAATGACTGCTTAGAATTACGCATTGCAAGATTCAATGTATTTTGGCAAACAACACGAACAGGGGTGATTGCTGCCTGAACAGCAACAGAACCGTCGTGTGATGTCCAAACAATTAAATAAAGTTTGGTGGTATCTTTAATACCTTGTGGGTCTAATACCATTTCACGAGGAATTGCAACAGAGCCGAATACTACTCTGCCCTTCTTTAATGAACCAGCAGATTCCCATTTAACATCAGGGTTACCGTCATGTAGATTATCAGCAAATGCAAATAAATCTTCATTCTGAACAACCTTATATCGTGAACCGACAACAGATAAAACATCTGTGCCAGAGTCGAATGGGTTATCACGAATCACGAAGAAATTTTCTGAGTTATTTCTCCATGTGCTTGGGATGTGCTCTGCCACATCTTCTAATCTAACATTCCAGTTAGATAGTTTTGCAGAATCTAACATCTCTTTAGTTGAGATTTCTGCTTCTTGGTCGAATACGGCATTTGCTAAATTGTGCCACGCAGGTTTTCCACGTAGTGCAAAAGCAACTTGACCGTCTTGCTCTTCTAGGTTATGAGCCATTTGTTACCTTTCTATTTGTTTTGTTATATCAAGTCTAGCAGGTTTGACTGTCATTTGTCTAACCATTCTGGCAATCTACGGGAATTTTCCTTAATGTCGTAAATGTCCGATTTGGCGGGCCCCCTCGTTCGGGCGTGTCGCAGCTTTTAGATCGTGGCGGGAAAGATAAGGGTCAGAACCCGCCACAATTTTGTGAAGCAGTTTTTAGTCTTGCTTAGGACTATTTTCCCTAGTGGGAATTATAGGTATCTTGCGATAGCGTTGTAAGTTGAAGTTGAAACTACTTCCTCATCGGTCATCTTGAGAATACGGATAGCATTTTCCATCTCATCTTTCATCTCACGATAAGTGTGAGCGTGAATTACCTCAAAATCCTTTACTGGTTCAGCAGGGAAATCGCCTTCATTTACTGTAAGGTCAAAATCTACATTTAGAGTTTTGTTCCAAACACGATAGTTGGTGCGTAGGTTTTCAGCCTTTGAGAATTGACCAATAGCCCACTTCCCAATTTCTTTTTTCCACGCTTCTACCTTCTTGTTATACTTTGCTTCGTTTTCGTCTTGCTTTTTATAGTTAGCCTCTAATTCTGCTAACCTTGTTTCTAAGGCTTTGATAACCTTAGTTGTAGCAATTTTTACATTTATTGCTTTGCCTCTTGCCATTTGTAGGGTTTCCTTTCGTTTGTTGTTGTAATAAGTCTAACATAGGGGTCAGACACTAGGGTTTGTGTTGAGCAGTTTATCCTCCACTTGCTCAGGTGGTTTGCCGATTTGACTACTTGATAGTAGTCCAGCGTGGCTTTCCATCTACTGTAAGACGGACACGCACCGAGCCAGATGCGTTCTTTACAACTTCCTCAACCTTGCCTGTAATACCAGACTTGGTAGTAGTAATTGTTTCACCGATTTTTGGTGTATTTGCCATTTGCTTCCTTTCGTTTGTTGTAATACAACTTTATCAGAACTGACCGACATTTACAATTCCTTAATAGGACAATTCGGACATTTTTCTAAAAATTTCTGTGGGAAAAATCACATGCCCGTAATTTGACAAAGCTGGTATCTGCGGGGTGGCCCGCTGCGCTAGATCTTGTGAGCTGAGCTATACAAAATAAAAATTAGTACAACTGGAGCAACAACTACTCCAGCTGCAGCTAAGACAACAATCCAGATCATGTTGTCATCCCCTATTTTTTAGTAGCGCTAAATCTTATATCTGCTTTACCATAAACGCACAATCCACAAGATACGCAGGCGGACCCTTTAGAAGAGATTAACGGAATGGCTTTTAAATTCTCAGGACATTTGGCCCCGACTTTACCAGTTAACTCTTTCATTTTACTTTCAGTAGCAGCGAATGTATTACCTAGATAGGCAAGTCTAATGTTGTGCACTGTTTTAAGGTCTGCGCCAATTTCTGCATTCTCATCATCCGTAGAATAATAAAGTGACAGATTAGAGATATCTTTAAGTATAACCGCTGCAGACTTTACACGAGTCAACCTTTCTATCATTAGAACGTTTTAATTTCATAGTATTAATTGTATCGGAAGTAGGTGACATTATAAATCACCCATTTCTGCATCGGCCATACGTGACATCATACGCCACATATCCTGCTTGATCATTTCATCGGACCCATAAAGAGATCCATCACAGTCATTCATCTCATGCCCGCAGCATGGGAAGTCTTCGCATGTATTCATTAATTTCCCTTTCTTTATAATTCAAGTCTATCAGGTTGGACTGACATTTTACAAATTTCCAGCAACGTGTCTTAAAGCTCTTAATTAGTCAGAAATGCGGGGCGCCCCGTTCGGGCGTGTTGCGATTCGTACGGGACTTGAACCCGTGACCTCTACCGTGACAGGGTAGCGCTCTAACCAACTGAGCTAACGAACCTTTAATCAGATTATTTAATTAACACAACTCTCTTTCTATAATCCAATTTTCTAAGTGGTGTCCTTCAATTAAAGCATACGCAGGTGCTGAAGTTTTACCACGCCAAGTAATTTGGAACGGCTCACCATTTTCATCTAATCCATCAGTAGGAAGTGGAATTAACTTATCGTGTTCGCCATCGTTGTAAGCATCAATAGCATCAATACAAGGCTGAACCATTGAATAAGGAACGGGCGGATAATGATTATTCCTTAACTGAATTGTTATTTGAGTTTCTAAGTCTAAGTCTAATAGACCTTCGGCTAACTCTTGCGATAGATTATTTCCCATTTACTACTCCATTTCTATAGAAGTTCTTTGTATACATCTTACCAGTAGGGTCAGACAAGTTATAGGTTGCGTATTCTTTAGCGTCGCCAAAATCTACACATTTATTCCAAGCGTCTACTGCCTCTAGCATATCGCTAACTCTTAGCGTATGAACCAACTCCCCGTCATAGGAAGTAGTTAGGGAATAATTATATTCTCTATCAAGCATTTACAATTTCTCCTTCGTTAATTAGTAGTTCGTGAGGATTACACTCGCAATACTCAAAATCATAGTCATCTCCGTCGGGTGATACCCAGCCTACATAACCACGACCATAACATAATGAGCAATTTAGTATTTCCTCTAATGCCCTTTTCATTTTAGCCATTTCTTTCCTTTCTTTGTAATAATCCAATCTTATCAGAGCCAACAGACATTTTCTACGACACGCCATATTTTGGTTTGTGATAAATTTCACAAAATTCCACGAGATCGCCTTAATCTACGTAATTCGGACATTTCGGGCGGGGCGCCCCGTTCGGGCGTGTCGGATTTAGGGGGAAGATTAGAACAAATGTTCTATTTTAAATCGCTAACCATATTTTCTAAATCGTTAATTTCAGAAACTAAAGTTTGGTATTCATCTTTAGTTAAAATTGCTTGTGCGGTTAGATCGCCAGTTTTAGCTGCAACACCTGATATTAAATAAAAGAGCATGGTTTGAAATTGTTCATCACCCATAAATTTTCTACTCTCTAATACATCAACGGCTAAGTGTTTTATTTCATCGCTAAAGATTGCTTCTTTAGTTGCTTCGGCTATTGCGTATGCGGTGGATATCATTTATTCACCAACTTTAATTTTGCCCAAGAGTTGCCCTCGTTGACTACATCTATTAACTCATCCATTGAAAATAAATTAACCAGCATACTCTTTAATAAAGATTGTGCTTCGTTTTCAGGTAGAGATAATAATCGTTGAGCAGTTGGGTCTGTTTCATCCAACTCAGTTACAAATTCTAGTGTGTGTTTAATTGTTTTCATTTATTCCTCCTCGTTAATTACGCTTCTAATTGCGCCACGCATATCTAATAAATCGCATTCAAAATAAACGGATACATTAGCAGGCAATACATAGGGCAGTTTTTTAGTAAAATAATCAACCGCATATGGGTTAATAAATTCTAACTTTTTTACCTCACCTGAGAAGGTTGTCATTTTTGCTTGTATCACACCAGCACCTCACAATCGCAAGGCTCTGTGCTGTAATCATTATTATCGCCAAAGAAAATCAAGCCTGCGCCTGAGCATTCCTCGCAATCAAATACTTTTACTGAGTTTATCATTTTTTCCCTTTCTTTTTTCTTAGATAAAGTCTATCAGACCCCACCGACAATTAGTCGGCTTCGGGGGTATTAAATAGGGCGTTTTCATTTAGTAGCCCCAATTCAAGATTAAACAATTCATCGGGGGTTGCTTCGGATAAATCTACCCAACCAGCACCCTCGTTATTCATACGGAAAATTTCAATGTATCCCATTATTACTCACCAACCTTCACCGCAATTGTGCGGTATTTATAAGAGCCGTTAGAATAAACAGAAACCAAATAAGGCTCTGTATTTTCTCCATACCAAATTGGTTGAGATGATTTTTCTGCGGATACAATTTCACCACGCAAAGTTTTTGAGTTATAAGTCTTTCCAATTAAAAGACTTTCGATTGTGTATAAGTTAGCCATTGTGACTACTTCCTTTCTTTATTTTCTTACTCTGTAAGTCTATCAGAACGGACAGACATTTTGCTACTTACTAGCCAGTAGTCTTAAATAGTAAGACGCTCAGCCCTGTGATTTATACCACAAAAATTCTGTGAGAAAACTCACATCGTACGTAAGCGACACGCCCGACTGCGGGGTGCCCCGCATTTCTGCGTTTGTCAAGTTTATTATTTAAAATCTTTTAAAATATTTTCAACTAATTCTAATTCATCTTTAGTTAAATGATCTAGCTGAATTGCTTTTTCAAAATTTGGCTTTTCCATTTTTATGTTTTACCTTTCTGCTATATTGTTTTTTACTAGGAATAGAAGTTGCCGCATTACTACGGCGCAACTCCAATATTCTTTTTATTCTTTCTTTATTAGGTAATTTCAAGATGAAACTACCCGCTTAATTATTTCTAATTGTTCAATTGTAAGCATTGCGGAAGCACTACCCCACAAGGCAGCGTGAGAAAACTCTTTAGAGTATCTACTATCTGCTAATGCTTTAATTTCATTTAGCAGATTATTTTTAATTTCAAATTCGTTCATTTGTATTCTCCTTTTGAGATAAGTTCATCTAACCTTTTGGCTAGAGGGTCTATCTCTTCATCTGAGAGATAGTTTTTTAATTCTAATTGTTTAACGTAGTCTATCATTTAGACACCGTCCAATTTGACCACATAGGTAGTCTTTCAGGGTCGGTATCGTTATACCAACGCTCAATGTTATTTTCGCAAATTTCACAAAACGTGAATTGCTCATCATTAACGTCTGAGATAGCAGACTTATTAGGAACGTGTGATTTACACACTTGGATAATTGTTGAATTCATTTGAATTCCTTTCTAGTTTGAGAACCTTATTAACCTCACATTTAAAATTCACGCTCAAATTTTCCAGGTGATTAAAATCACGTCTTAAACGACACGCCCGACTGCGGGGTGCCTCGTTCGGGCGTGTCGCCACGCCCTTACAAGTTAATTTAATTTAATTAAAAATTAAATTCTAAAGTATTTGCGCCAGTTGCTTTTGCAAATCTCTCTGGGTCAAATCTCGGATTATCTTTTTCAAACATTTCAGAAAACTCATCTACTAAATCTGTAAAGATTGCGGGATGAATTTCATCTGCGTATTGTTTTAAAATGTTAGCAGTTTCCTGATAATCTTTTCTAGTCATTGGCATTATTTAATTCTCCTTAAAAATCTAGGTAATTTAATTGGATACTTTTTAAAATATCTAATCGCATAAATTAAAATTGCTGCGGTGATAGCAAAGCCCCAAGTAAAATCAAAGCCTGCCCAAGGTGAATAGAGACCTAATCCCCACTCGTTTATTTCTATTGTTATTTCCATTTAGTTAGTTTTCCTTTCGTAGTTTAATTCTATCGGTTAGCCCTGACAACTGTCAAGGTCTCCAAGTGTATCCGACAAGGTCGCAAGTGCGACCCTCTATAGTCTGCTTACAATTTGAATAGATCGGATCTGTTAGGACTTCAAACGATACAAGAGCAGCGCAGAAAATAAGGGAGAAGATTATCTGTTTCATTATTCTTTTCTCCCCATGATAGAGCCACCAATAGCCAAGACATCACAAGCAAAGCTGACCTTAGTGCCTTTACTTAATCGGTTAGGCAATTCCTCTAGGAATAGAAGTTTCTAATCTAATTTGGTAACCTGACTTTAATTCTTTAGTAGTCATTACTTAGCCTCTACTTTCATGATGTTAGCGGTAAACTTAACCTTCTTAGCGATTTCGCTGTCGTTAAGTGTTGCGATTACTTTATCGATATCTTTAATATCGTTAGCGGTATTACCTACGGACAAGAGACGGGAGCCCTGCCATATTGCGTATTCTATTTTCATTTAGTTATTCTCCTCTACATTAAAATTATTAGTTAAAGCATTGTTTGCCTTAGTTAGGGCAAGGATAGCATTTCTTAGGCTTTCGGCTCTCTGAGCCTCTACCATTTCTTTATATTGTTCGATATTCATTTAGTTAATCCTTTCTAAGATTACTTTCATTTTGTTATCTGTAAGACTATCAGACTTGACCGACATTATCAAGCCGACACGCATGGCGTGGGGTGTGATTTAGTTCACACGATTAGCGATAAGCCATTGGCTTTCGCTAGGGCTTAGGTATTGTTACTAGTAGCCATTGGGTGGCTAGCATCTATAATCATTTGAGACATTTTGTCTCCTTTCTAGTTTAAGGACTTTCCTTAACTTTCTTTATACCTAGTATTCTAGCAGAGGGTACTGACATTTTAGGGTGTTTTTCGGGCGTGTCGGTAAATTATTTTTGTGATGTGTATCACATGGGGGGACCCTATCGACCTATATGTCCGATTTATCCTAGATTCCTGTGCTCGCTATTCGAACGCATGTTCGAGTGTGAAATAGTGCATCATACAAATTAAAAATTTATTAACATTTTGGGTATTTTAGATCAGGGGTTGACATAAAACTAAAGCTGCTGTTATACTGAGTAAAACGGTTTTTGGGGGTTTACACTAGAACTCAATACACCAAGTAACTTCTTGGGAGTTTAGTGAATCTTCTTCTTCTCACCATATAATTTTAATTTATGGGGGGAGGGGGGGTTTTGCTAAAATCTAATTCCCAAGTATAAGTATAGAATACAAGATACAAAAGATAAAGCTTTAATATAAATACCTATATATGTTACTCATCAGTAACATAATACCTGATATATATATAAACAGGGCATATCATATGTATAGACATACTTTGACCCATATGCTAATATTAATATATGGAAGCAATAATCGTATATATGGGTATAGCTATGGCTATTACTTTGATAGAGACATTTGACTCACTTAAGAATCAAGGTTATGACCCGTCCGCCGTCGATAGAGATAAAGATGGATGGATACAAGAAGGAACTAAATGGGAGAGACGTGCCAATTCTAGATAATTTCGGGGCTTCACTAGAAAGGGAAGAGGAGACAACTCCTCCTACCGAAAAATTGGTCACTCAAGAGGATTTAGACAAACACGCAGAACGATTAAAATACATGGAGGAAAATGGTATATAGAATAGTTTTATCAATAGCAGTATTGCTGGGTGGCTTTGGAGTAATATCAGTTGCCACTAATTCAAATCCAGATTGCATAAATTTATATGTTGATTATGGAGTACTAGGAGAGCCAACCGTTGAAGAGTGTATTCAATGGGTAGATGAAGTAAAGGCTCTAGACTTTTTAAAAAATAACGGATTTAAAGTTCAAGGTACAGCTAAGTATGGAGATGCTGTAGTATGTCGTTTAAATAACCTTCCTGGAATTAAAGAAGAGAGTTGTGAAGAGATGCCATCAGAGAAAGCATACTGGGCGATTCTTGAAAAAAGAAAACAACTCATTCCGAACCCATTTGATCTAAATGGAAAGTATACCTGGGCTCAGGTAGGAATAAATGAGCTATCTATAAAACCTGGAGATTCACTAGCTCTTGTCTTCGCCGACAACGGCAATGTAAGATTTCCGTGATAAAATAGGGTATGGAAAATAGTTACCCTGAACCATGGCATAGACAAACTCCAAAAGGTTTTGACCCTTTTGTAGTAGTTAAAGAAAAATGCTGCGAGTGCTCTTGTAATACTGAAGAAACAGCAGAATAGTTTTATGTCATTAAATATTTTAAATAAACCCAATGTGATCATCGGGGAGTCTGGGCTGGTTTCAAAAATACTAGCCCTACACCTTCATGTATCTACTTTATTTACCGTAACACAAATACACGAGTATGCCTGGCGGTTCTACAATGGCCATTACAGCCTACTTAATAATCTAAATGGACTAGTACCTATACTTGTACTACTAGGTGTGTCCATATCGCTTTATATAGCTTCTAAGCGTATATCATAGTATATAAATAATCAGGGCATATTACTTAATTTGTAAAATATGTCTATCTATCTTATAATTGATTACTAACCTAAAATTAGGGGAGGTAATTATGTCTAAAAAGCAATACCTATCATCTGTAATACAAAAGATGATTCAATCAGGTCAATATATCACTTCAGAGCAAAAATTAAATTTCGACGGGATGGCAGAAGAGATCCTTCTAGCCCTAGAGAGTTATGATCCTACTAAGGAACTACTCTAATACTATATCGATAGAGGTTTTGGCTAATTCAGCTTCAGTCCACAGACCTACTTTGGAATCACCCATATAGCCTTTAGCCATACCCTTTTCAACCATTTGGTCGTTGATCGATTTCTCGGAGTTAATATAAATCTTTGCTAAATATCTACCATATTTATCTGGCTTAAATACCTCTAGCTTAACTATCTTGCCAGTGAGCAATTTACTTAAATACTCTTTGGTAGCCTTACCATATGGGGTATTTTTCTCGGCGGTATCAACACCAACTAATCTCATACGTTCTTGACGCCATACCTTAAATCCTAAATCTACGAATACATCTACTGTATCCCCATCTACTACATTATCAATCTTGGTATAGTATGTATACATTATTTTACAAAAGCTCCATTCCAGAATTTATCCATATCAGGCATGTCGGTATTATCGTCATTATTATCTTCTTCGTCTTCCCCATTTTCGGCGTTCACTAATCCATCTGGTATAGCAGCTAATCTACATAATCCATTTTCTTCTACATTAAAGGATAGTATCTTACATCCTAATTCTGTGCTTCCAGCAATCTCTACATGAAATGAGCAGTTACCGCACTTTACTCCGATAGAGGCATTTTCATTATTTAGGCCATCTTCATATCCGACCCATACACTACCGCTACCCTTATCAAAGGGTCCGAATTTATCAACTACCCCTAATAGAGCATCATGATATGCTTTTTCTACTGGGGTTAATTGGTCATATAATTCCATCCTTAAATTATACAGGAAAGGGGGTTCTTACCCCTACTTTTCGGCGCACTTCACTGCGGACATATAGACATAAAAATAAAATATTTGATATAATATTATTGGCACTTCGCTTCGGGGAGTGCTAAATTAACTCGCTTAAAAGGAGCAAAAAAATGGTAACAACTTATACATGGGATCTTTTTAAAGACCCATTTTTCATTGGGTTCGATAGAGCCCTAGACACCTGGAATCACGTCCAGAGTGTATCTACAGCTACAAACTATCCACCATATAATCTAATCAAGGTAGACGAAGACAACTTTGTTGTTGAGTTAGCCCTGGCTGGATTTACCAAGTCTGATATTGATATTTCAGTAGCAGATGGCAAGCTAGTGGTAAAGGGAGAGACAAAGGCGGAGGATAACGATTCGAAGTTTATCCACCGTGGTATCGCTGCCCGTAAATTTACCCGTGAGTGGGCCCTTGGTGAATATATGGAAGTAGGAGCAGCTGAACTCAAGGATGGAATGCTTAAAATTGATATTCAACGCATTCTTCCAGAGGAAAAGAAGCCTAGACAAATAAAAGTTAAATAGGCTATAATATAAATGTGCTTTTCTATTCGGATCATAGATCCCCTTTCGTAGGGTAGGACATGATGAAAAGCATAAGGGACCTGAGCATTGTCCATGTAAACGGCTCACTTATAATAAGGAGAACATATATGTCAGAACAAATTAAAAATGCATTAGCTTCATACGGACGATCAGTAGTCGGAGCAGCAACAGCACTATACATGGCGGGAGTAACAGATCCAGCAGATTTATCAAAGGCCTTAATCGCTGCATTAATCCCAGTTGCATTACGTGCAATCAATCCAAACGACAAATCTTTTGGAAGAATGCCAGCAGTAGAAGATGTTGATTTAGCACTTAAGTCAGTAAAAAAACCTTCTAAGAAAAAGGCGGATAAGTAATAGTGTCAGCAAAAGGATCTTTAGAGGCAATTATTGAAATTGCTAAAAAAGAAGTAGGAACCATCGAAGGTCCTAAAGATAATGAAACCAAATACGGTAAGTGGTCTGGTGCTAATTTTGCGCCATGGTGCCAGTCATTCGTTTCTTGGTGTGCATTTACTTCAGGATTAGATGCAAAGAAATATCCAAAGTCTGCTTCAACTATAGCAGCGTCAGACTGGTTTAAAAAGAATAATCGTTGGGCAGATGCTCGTAACGATGATCCTACACCAGGAGACTGGATTTATTTTGATTTTCCAGACGACGGAGTAAATAGAATTTCTCACGTAGGTATTTGCATTAAAAATAATGGCGATGGAACAATTCAAGTTATTGAAGGAAATACTTCTGGAACAGCAAAAGGGGATCAGAGAAACGGTGGAATGTGCGTAGAAAAAACTCGTGCATACGTTAAGAATAATAAAAAGAAACTTCTTAATGCAGTAGTTGGTTGGGGTAGACCAGTATATACTGGTGAAGAAAACCTTCCACTTTTATCAAAAGTTGGATCAACTGATACTCCACAAAATAACGTAACTAAGCCCGTAGCGGTAGCTAAGACTGAACCTAAAAAAGAGGTTAAGGAAGAGTTTAAGCCAATGAAACTTGGGGATAAGGGTGATCGTATAAAAAAATTACAAGAAGCTCTTAAATTAAAAGCAGATGGTGATTTTGGAAACCTAACTCTTACAGCAGTAAAAGCATTCCAGAAAGCAAATAAAATTGCAGAAACTGGTATAGTAGATAAAGTTACATGGAAAGCTTTAAAGGGTAATAAGTAAATAGTTAAAAAAAATAAACCCCTAGGATAAAACCTGGGGGTTTTTTATTGAGCGAGTGACCAGAATCGAACTGGCACTATCTGCTTGGAAGGCAGAGACACTACCATTATGTAACACTCGCAATAAGAGTATAAACTATTAGTAGTCTTCGTCTAATGAATCTATTTGCCCATCCTCGTCAACCTTTTCAAATGTTACATCAAGGACTTCTGTATTTTCTGCAGATCCTATCAAATCAAATGAGTCAACTATGGCTTGGATATTATCGTATTTATTTATATCAACTTCTAAACTGATATTAACGAAATATTTAGGCATCTTCATCCTCCACTAAAGATGGCGGCGGCGTGAGGATCTTTCCCTCTTGATGAAGATTTCTTATTTCTAATGCTTCTTCACCTTTACCTACTCCATCTGCTACTAGCATAAGCATATCATAAACTCTAGATAACTGTATATAAATTCCTAGAAGTATGTTGTCATTTTCTTCAGACATTTAATTCTCTTTTCATAATCTCGTATGTGTGTAACCCAACATATGTTTTTTCTTTACACTCTAGGCATATTAAATAGACACCATCATCATCAAATCCAGATAGTAGTTTTGTTGTACACTCTGCTCCATGGCGGTAACCATCACGGTTATCAAGCCACTGCCTGACGACTCTAATGTCTATAGTTCCAGTATTATCTAGGTCCATATAATAACTGTATCATTTTGTATGAATAGTGTCAAACAATTTATACAGGTATATTATATTTTTCTACGTCTACCTCTGGAAACTCTTTCATCCATTCCTGAGTCCTAGGAGTAAGACCTTTCCAAGCGGTCCAGTCCTCACCACCCTTTGACATTCTAAATGCAATTTCTGCATTGGTAACAGGATTTAACAACTCCTTGTTGTTGTCTAGGCCAAATTTTTCAAGTCTGGCTGGTCCAAGATTTCCGATCATATTGATCTGGAATATCCCATAAGAACTATCTCCTGTTTTTTTATTACCATTGTATGCCATAGGGCGACCATTGGACTCTTTTTTAGCAACAGCCCAGGCCTCCTTTAGGTCTCTACCCTCGAACCCTACTAGATATAATAATATAGCAAGATCCTCGTCTGATAGATTCTTAGACATTTTAAGCTCTTCGAGCTTAGACTCTCTAAGTTCCCTAGCCTCAAGAATTTCCTTTAAATGCTGGTACTTGCTACTTTCAATAGAAAATAACTCTCCAACACCTAAGCTACTTACCTTTTTCAAAGGATTTTTAGTATAATTATCATAATCAATAGGGGTACCAATCATATTGCTACCTACTACAATTATCGATAAGTAACTAATTACTTTTATAATTAGGTTTTTACTCATAATATTAGTTTATCGGTTAAAATAGACCAAGTCAACTATTTTAAAAAAAATACCTCTGTGGTAGACTTAATATATTCTGAAGCGGAAGGTACTATGCATATAAGCTTTTTTACGTCTGAGTCTGGATATAATGCCACCGTTGGGTATGGACAGGCTGGAAAAGGCATAATATCATCATTACAGAGCCTGGGACACTTTGTTACGCTTACAAACCCTAAAGCTGACATTCACCTTAATTTTGTTCAGCCAATACATTATAAGTATATTAGATCAGATATACATACAATTGGATATACTCCCTGGGAATCTACTGAGTTACCTATGTACTGGTTAGAAAATTTTAATAACTGTGATGAGGTATGGGCTACGTCCCCAATTGTTGCAGAGTGGTATGTAGATGCTGGAGTAAAAAAGCCAGTAAAAGTATATGAGCACGGATTACACGATATATGGAAAAACCCAAGAGTTAGAGAAGTAAAAAACAAATTTAGATTTTTGCACATAGGAGAACCAGCTGAACGAAAAGGAGGATCTCTAACGGTAAAAGCATTCATAGAGTTATTTGGGGATAACCCAGACGTAGAGTTAACTATAAAGGCTCATGAAGCACACACCATAAGACATAAGGATGTATTTGGAAACTTTATAGATATATCTCAAAGGTATCCAAATATAAAAATTGTAAATCGTGAAATGGAAGATGAAGAGCTTCTTCAGTTAATGTCAATGCACCATTGTTTAGTCTACCCATCCTGGGGCGAAGGTTTTGGATTTATACCTCTTCAAGCAATGGCAACGGCAATGCCAATAATTTGTACAGAGTCTTGGGCACCATATAAAGAATTTATAACCCTAAAGTTAGAGTCAACACTTGGAGACTCTCCTTGGCCAATAATGCATCCAGGAAAAATGTTTGAGCCAAAGATCGATCATTTAAAAGAATTAATGTTAGATGCAATAAACAGTTACACTAAACACTCCGCAATTGCCCTGAAAAATACTACAAAAATTTATGAAAAGTATAATTGGATAGATTTAACTAAAAAAGCCTTCAATCATCTAGTCTAGACTTGGCACCGAAAATTGTTTGTGCTAGACTTAGTAATCCAAATCAAAAACTAAAAAATCCCAATGGGGATAAGAAAGAGGCTTTATAAAATGTCATTACCATCAGCTTACCAAGAATTCATTGCACTCTCAAGATATGCAAGATATATAGATTCAGAAAATCGTAGAGAGACATGGGGTGAGACTGTTGATAGATATTTTAAGTTTATGCTTGACCACTTATTTGAAAACTATAAGTACGAGCCAGAATCAAAATTAGTAGAAGAATTAAAAAAATCTGTTTATAACTTAGATGTAATGCCATCAATGAGATCTGTTATGACTGCTGGCCCAGCTTTGTCGAGAGATCATGTTGCAGGGTATAACTGCTCATTTGTCCCAGTAGATTCACCAAGAACATTTGATGAAACAATGTACATTCTTATGTGTGGTACAGGAGTAGGATTTTCTGTAGAATATAAATATATAAATAAGTTACCACCAGTACCAGAATCTTTAGAAAAATCATCAACAATAATTACAGTAGAAGATTCTAAAACTGGTTGGGCAAAAGCATACAGAGAGCTGCTAGCTCTTTTGTGGTCTGGTCAAATACCAACAATTGATGTTAGTAAATTGCGTCCAGCTGGAGCAAGGTTAAAGACAATGGGTGGAAGATCCTCTGGGCCACAACCACTTGTCAACTTATTTGATTTTACAATTAAAGTATTTAAAAATGCGGTAGGAAGAAATTTAAAACCGTTAGAGTGTCATGACATTATGTGTAAAATTGGAGAGATTGTTGTAGTAGGCGGAGTACGTAGATCAGCAATGATTTCGTTATCAAATATTAATGATATAGAAATGGCTCAAGCTAAAGTAGGAAATTGGTGGGAAAATAACTCACAACGTGCACTATCAAATAATTCAGTTGCATATTCAAGAAGACCAGAAATGGCTCAGTTTATAGCAGAGTGGAAAAATTTATATGACTCTAAATCAGGTGAACGTGGAATTTATAATGTTGCAGCAGCCCAAAAGCAAGCAGCAAAATACGGACTACGTGACCCAGAGGTACACTACGGAACCAACCCTTGCTCTGAAATTATCTTAAGACCATACCAGTTTTGTAATCTTTCAGAGGTAGTAATTCGTGAAAACGATACCGTAGAAGACGTTTCAAACAAAGTAAGACTTGCCACAATACTTGGAACATGGCAATCAACACTGACAGATTTTAAATATCTTCGTAAAATATGGAAAGATAATACCGAAGAAGAAAGACTGCTTGGAGTATCCTTAACAGGACAATTCGGACACAAGTTTTTTTCTGGAAAACAGGATATTGATAAGCTAGAAACGGTTCTCAACGGCATGCGTGAATATGCCCGTAAAGTTAACTCAGAAGAGGCTGGCAAAATAGGTATAAATAAATCTACTGCAATAACATGCGTAAAGCCATCTGGAACTGTATCCCAGCTTGTTGGCGTATCTTCTGGTATGCACCCATGGCACTCACAATATTATATTAGAACCGTACGTGCAGATAATAAAGACCCACTTACAGAGTTGATGAAATCTTATGATGTTCCAAATGAGCCAGATGTCATGAAGCCAGATTCAACAACAGTATTTTCATTCCCAGTAAAAGCACCAGAAGGTGCTATATTAAGAAATGAGTTAACAGCAATAGATCACTTAAATATATGGCTGACATACCAAAGAGCATGGTGTGAGCATAAGCCATCTATTACTGTTTCTGTTCATGAAAGCGAATGGATGGCAGTAGGAGCTTGGGTGTGGGAACATTTTGATGAAGTTTCTGGAATATCATTTTTACCCTACTCAGATCATACGTATAAGCAAGCACCATACCAAGAGGTTGATGAGACAGCATATCTAGAATTATTAGCCAAGATGCCTTCTGTAATTAGATGGGAAGAGCTAAGCTTTTTTGAAAAAGAAGATATGACTGCAGGGGCTCAAACCCTGGCCTGTACATCAGACCATTGCGAGATTGTGGACCTTACTACAGCATCAGTCTAGAACCGTTTTCATGATAAAATGGAATTATCTGGGAGGTATATAATTGATGGCAGGAATTAAAAATTGGAAAGTAGATCAAGCAGCCAATTTTCGTTTTAGCATAGTCTATAAAGACCCAGATGGAGACCCAATAGACCTTACACAATACCAAGTCTATATGGATATAAAATCAGCACCAGGATCAAAGAAAATCCTAGCATCTTGCTCTATAGGAGACGGTATTACAGTTACCCCGTTACTTGGAAAAATTGATGTTAATGTTAATCCAGATAAAACAAAGGTAATTGCATACCCAAAATCTGCCTATGATTTAATTATTGTAAATGGTAGCGGAGTTGTGACAAGACTACTTGAGGGATGGCTAGATGTTTCTAGAGCGGTGACAATTAATGACTAACTATATAGACAACTCAAATATTATAGATATCACCACAACAGAAAATGAAGTAATAATTTCTGATACTGGTCAGCCAGGTCCTAGAGGTAATTCAATACTTAATGGTACCCAAACACCAACAGCTAATTTTCCAGCTAATGCGGTAGAAGGAGACTTCTATCTTAAAGTTCCAGAGTACTTGCTATATGGTCCAAGAACATATGCTGGAGACTGGGGAACCCCAATTGATCTATTTACCCTACCAGAGTCTGTATATACTCATACTCAAGAAATATCAAATACTACTTGGAATATACCTTTTTCTGCCCATAAATTGCAGTTTAAGCCAAACGTAACCGTAGTGGATAATAACGGATATCAAGTCGAGGGGCATGTCCAGTACCAGAATGATAATTCTGTTATAATTAGTTTTGCAGCAGGTTTTTCTGGA